TATCGCCAAAGTTCTCGATTTCGCCAGTATAGTCGGTATTCGTAATATCTTCTGCAACCGAAGCTCTACGGAAGAACTTAAGAACTTTTTGGCTAAAGATTGAGGGAGCAAAATTACCTGACGGTAAATTTCCATACCCTGAACTTGTAGTAAAAGCCATTTTAGTATCCTTCCTCTATTTGAGGTTAGTTTATTGAGTTATTCGCCCTTCTGCTCGTGCTAAGTCTATTTCTTTTTCAAGTTTTTCAAACTCCCACGATTTCAGCTTGGCGATTTCTTCCATCTTCCAAATCTTTTTGTTTGCATTTTTGTCAGTCGGAACTTCTCTAGAACTTGGTGTTCTGACTGCTTCAGCCGCAGACGCATTGGATTTATTAGATTTCGTTTTTAAGCCAGTATCGGCTTTGTAAAGATCAAGAACTCTGATTGCCCATTTGCTATCAGTGTTGTTTTTAGTTATACCCTCAGAAATTGAATCTGGTTGATCATCCAGCCACATAAGAAACTTGTCGCTATTCCTAATATCATTAAAATCAGGATGTGCTGCAACTAGTACTTTGTAAGCACTTTGAACTTTCATTTCCTTTTCACGACCTTTTATAGTTTCAAGTTCCTTTTTTAAACCTTCAGATTGTTCTTGAGCTTGCATTGCCGCTACGGTTTGCACTACTGCATATACGTCTGGATACTTGCTTTTAAATTCGTCTAGTTCTTCAGGACTTTTAGGAAGTCTAATTGCTGGGTCTAAATCCATCTGTTCTGCAGTTGTTTCCAAAGCCACTTTCTCACTCTTCCATTCTTGAAGTTTATTGTCATAATGTTTTTTTAAGTCATCATAACGTTTTTTATAGTCGTGTTCAGGATTCTCTTCCTGTTTAGTTTCCACAAAACTTTCCTGTTGTTGGGTAGCTTCTTCTGAAGTGCCAACCTCTTCTGTTTTTGCTTCTACTTCATCATCCTCATCTTCCTTATCAACTTCCTCTCGGTATTTGTTTTTGTAAAGATTTGGATTATTTATTACTCCAAAGGAGTCATTGGGTTTATATGCTCTTGCACCTTTTACTTGTTTTGCCATTGTATTTACCTCATTTATTGCAGTGCCACATGGCTGTGGGTAGCTGCTTCGGATGTCAGGGCCAGAGATATTACTGGGTAGCTGACGAATTATCTGTAAAACGAACTGGGTTCACCCATTGTTTCACTTGATATTCTTCCACCTTTTTCAGGTGTTCTACTATAGAAGTCGTGCTGACCTATAGTGGTAAAATATTCATTTCTTTTATTTGCTTCAAGACGATCTGATGCTTCCCCTACTTTTGCGTAGGTAAATATGTCATCCCTTAGCCTAAATCTTTCTCTATCGGGTGACCTGTCCATTGCCATATCGGCAGCAGTCAATGCTTTTTGCCAGTATTTATTATTAAGCATTTCAGGTAATCTATCTTCTAATAAACTAGGCTCAAGACCTTCATAAGAAAACATCTTACTTCCCTCACCCTTTTTTGATCTACCTTTTAAAACATCCTTTAAAGTATTTAAGTTTTTAAAAGAGTATGTCTTATCGTCTACCCTGTTTAAAACTGTTTCACCTATAGCTGTCATTGCTTCTGGAGAGTCTTTTGAAACAACAGATTCAGCAAATATTGTTAAAGCTAGTGCTTCTCTATCTTCTAAGCCACTTATAAATTGAGATACGTCAGGTCTTGTACCTTTGTAGTTTTTTATAAAAGAAGAAAGTTTTTTCTTAAAGTTAGGATTCATCTCTTCAACTATATTCATGCCACCTTGATCATTGTTGTACTCGGAAAAACTACTAAAGTCACTATAATCTTCATTAGGTATAACAGGATTTCTATAATCTTCTTCGCCTACAGAACCTCCATCTGCCATGCTTATGAATCCACCTTTACTAAGCTTCTTTAAAGGTTTTTCCTTTCTCTCTTGACCCGGACTAGTGTACACTTTATTTATTTCCCTAGTAGATTTAGGTGCAACATCTTGTATTGTGTTTAAAAATTTTATAGTATCGTAATTATTTATCATTACTAAGTTACTTAATTTAAAAATTTCTTTTACTTCTTCTAAACTAAAATTATCTTGTATATTGTCAGTATTAAAATTTACAGTCTCTTCTTGTGAAGAAAAATATTTTTTTGTTCCTTTACTGCGTTTACTAGTTTCTGTAAAATCAAGTATTCCGTTATCAAAATTATTAAACTTGGAATTACCTTCTTTTACAACACTATTAAAAACAACTTTATCTGAGTCACTAAAATAACTATTATAAACTCTGCTTAATTCTACTAACATAACTGTTTTTTTAGCAATAGCTAAATCATCTTTTTCTTGGACTAATTTTAATTTAGCTTCAGCCACATCGGATTCAGTGTAGTAAGGAGTCTTTCCTTCTTTTCTATATTCTTCTATATCGTTAAGAACATAGTCTAAGTATTGATCTGCTTTTTTAACATAGAATTGTGCATTTTGCGTTTTATCATTGATGTCTCTTTCTATAAAAGCTGTATTTACTACTGCTTGTATATATCTATGTTCGGCTTTAGCGGCTCCTAACTTATCAGGTTTTCCAAACGTGCTATTGCCAAATGTAAATACATCCCAATCAAAATTAGGGTCTTGCTTTAGTAGCATTGCTCCTTTGTGCATAAGCTCATGTACTTCTGTGTCTCCAGATAATCCCGGAGTTCCTATGTAAGGTTGTTGAAATTCTTTGTTAGCTATGGCTATTTTATTAAAGTATGGAAAATAAACTCCTGCAGCTCTTTGTGATCTTCCTACCCCACCGTAGTCAGACACCTTTAAAAATTCTCCTAAACTTCTTTTATCTCTAAGACCTGCTAAAAGTAGATCATTAAATCCTTGACCTTTTTTTCCTTCGTTGTCTCCCGTTTGATTTAAATATTGAAATCCCTGTTCTGTGTCACCAAACTCTGTTCCACTTTTATATTCTGCTGTCATACCTTTTGGAGGAAGAGGAGGAGCATTGTAAGTTTCAGTTTCACCTTTATTAAAAGGAGTTACAGGATTACTTTGTAATTGTTCGGTAATACTAAAAGGTGCAGAAAATTTGTTAGGAGTAGAATCAGCAAGTTCTTCTTGTATACGATACACACCTTTTTGTTGATCATCGTAGTCTACGGGGTCACCTATATAGTTATTTTCATATGCTTGATCTCTTTCTTCTTTAGTATAATAGGGTGTATCTCCGTCTGCCATCCCAATAAAACCACCCTTTGATGCCATCTGAGCTTGTGGTTTTTCTTCTTCTGATAATTCAGCTTCTTGTTTTCTACGGTCTACTTCTTTTTTACCTCTGTTATTTATCTTGCGTAACCTGTCATATCCTATCTCTTCAGCAACTACCTTTGGAATCATCGCTTCATTTTGAGCTACAATAATTTGTGCTTGTTCTTTTAGTGGTACTTTAGGGTCACCCATCACAACTTCAATACCTTTTTGTCTAAGGCTCTCAACTGCGTTTACAATCATTTTAGTTATATCTTGTTTTCCAGCAAATTCTACTGCAGGTGCGTTTATAACAAAGTCATCTTTTCTTGCTTCTTTAGGGTACTTGTCATTTACAGTTTCAGCTTCAGGAGCATTAGGATCAAAGTCTACAAACCCCATATCAGCTACAACTTCAGTTTGTTGAGGTTGCATCGGTGGCTGTTGAGGTGGTGTACCCCCCATTGTTTCTCCGGGTCTGTCGCCCATGTTCATGCCAATGCGACCACCATTATTAAATCCACTAAAATCGTTGTCACTATAGCCACCATAGTCATTATTATCATCTGTACTAAATGTACCAGTGGAACTGTATTGTGAACCAGAAGGTGCTGCACCAGTTGGATTACCCATTGGATCGTAAGATGAGTAACCTATGCCTGCTCTACCAGCATCAGTAACACTATTAAAACTGCCAACTTGTATGCCACCCTTTTCCATTGCGGCTTGAGGACTTGTAAAGTTAGATAAGTCAGCTAATGTACCACCTGCTGCACCTCCCTCTTCGTCTAAAAAATCTCTTGTTTCTCTAGCATCATCCATCATATCGGTAAACATACTAGCAGTTAGTCCTTTAGGTACGTTGCCAGTAAGAGTTGATCCTATACCAAAAAATCCCGGAGTCATACTTATTGTTTGACCTCCTATTCTACCTTGATCATAACCTGCAATACCTTGTGTTATTTTAGCAGCAGTGTCATAATGTATACCCATTACCTTATCTGCTGTGGCTCTAAACGCACCACTGCCCATTGCTGTGTTATATCCCAGTGGGTCTTTCTGTGTTGGTCCTATAATATTAAGTGCCATACCAGCAGGGCCACTCATCAATTGTGTTGCTGAAAATAATCCTTTTGCTAATTCAGTTTTTCCTGCTTGTAATGCACCATATGTTGCAAGTCCTAAGCCAGTTGTTGCTGATTCTCTACCTCCAATACCACTAAAGGCTTCAGCAAAGGAATCTTTAAAAGTTTGTTGATCAGTCGCAATGTCTACACCTCGTTGCCCAAGACTTTTATCTGATGCTCCAAAATCAAAAAAGTTTGCTTCATCAGTCATTGCAGTTGCCAGTGGACTACCTGAAGAAAATATTGCTTCTGTGGTTGTGGCTTTAACCCCCAACCCTGACAACTCTTCCATAAGTTGACTTTCAGTTTTTACAGTGTCTTCATTACCTTCGTTTTGTTTTTCTTCAGAAGATTGAACATCGATTGTAGTGTCAGACACAGCATCTTTAGTTATTCTTCTTGACCTTGCTCTTTGTATGAGCCTATCAAAACCTTGATTGCCAGTACTAAATGCCATTGTTGTTTTTAACTTTCTCTACGTTATTCTTCAAATTGAGTAGGGTTTCCAGTAAAACCAGCTTCCCCTGCAGTTGGCGTAGCTCCGACTCCGATTGTGCCATTGCCAAGCCCTTGACTGTTAGTTCCTTGAGACTGAGGAGGTACTCCTCCAGACCCTGCCATATCTGCTGGTTGTTGACTAGGGGGGCCACCTTTGCCGCCTGCTCCTTGTTGAACATCTTGTTGCATCCCTTTCAATATTTCTGCGTAAATTTGTGCTTCAGCTACATCATTGACTAAACTATCAGGATCAATATCCTGTGATATAGCTAACTCCCTCATTAAGTTTGGTATCTTAACAAATGGTGCAAGTGTAGGGTTCATAACTGTTTGCAACAAGGCTGTTAATCTTTGACTTCTTACTTCTTTCTGCATCACTGCAGCTACCCCACGAGGTTTAATTTCAAGATCACCTTCACAGTCTTCTGCAGTTTCATTGAATTGCATGTTCCATTGAAAGTAAGCTTCTCCCATAGGTTTTAAAAGATAGTCATCTATATTTTTTATAACTGTTTTCATTGAAAGACCTGCTGATCCCATCAACATCGATAATCCTGCAGCAGTACGACCTGTGCCTGTTACTCCAGTTTGTCCGTGCATAATAGACGGTATACCTGTTTCTTCATCTGCAAGTTGGCGTGCTATTTGATACATTTGTATATTTTCGCCTGCAGTGTTTGGAAACTTAAGACCGTTGATTGCAGTTCCTGTCACACCAGACTGTCTTCGGAATATCTTTCCGGGAAATATGTCCATGTTCTGTCCGGGAACTAAACTTGCTTCATCTACGTCAAACACTAGATTACCTGCAAGTGCTAAGTTATCAATAGCCATTCTTACGTGACCATTCATAAGCATCTGTGCATCTTCCATGTTTTCTGCTACACCAACTCCCCACATTTGATAAGGATTAATTTCAAAAGGGAACACTTGATATGGTATTCTTGATGGAGTAAATGGATTAAGAACACATCTAAGTATCATTGTGCCACACACCCATACGTTTACAGGAACTTGATCTAATTCAGAAATACCCATAGGTAATGCTAATCCTACTTCATCAGCAAACTTAACATCAATAACACCCCAGTATTCAAGAACTTCAAATCTATTTTCTTGGTAATAAGGCTCTGTTTCGTCTTCTCTAATAGTATCTTCGTAGTATTTATCTTCGTAGTTAGGACCTTTTGCAAGACAGTCTTCTATTGCCACTTGATCAAAATGAGGTCTTTGCATTAAACCCCTAAGTTGTTGTCTATTCATACGATGTCTTTGTATAACGTATTCACAATCTTCTATACTTGTAGCTGATGGATCAGGGTGAAAATCCCACACGGATACAGATTCTATTCTTGGAACTGATTTCTCATAGGGCATATACTCTCTATTACCCTCGTCATCTCGCTCCCACTTGTGTACTTTTTTGTTAAAGTTAAAAGGTCCTTTAACTATTCCTGTACCCAGAAGAGATGCTTCAAATATAGCATGTCTAAACACATTAACTGCATTACTGTCCAGTAGCTGATCGTGTATCATCTGCTCCATTTTACGAGCAGTCTCAGCGGCTGGACTTATCTGAGGTTCTCCACCTAAAGAAGGTCCTTCTTTTATAGGAGCATCAGGTGGAAACTTATTTGCCATACCCCCTAAAAAATCTAAGGGAGTTGCCGAAGTAGCTCCGGGTTTTAACTCCATACCATCCCCAGCGTAACCATATTGATCTTGAGGACTCTGTTGTGGTTGTTCCATAACTTGATCGAGAGGAGTTTCCATGTGGGCAAATTTTGCAACACCTTCAGGAACGGGAGTGGATTCTACAACTATAGGAAATTTTTTGTTGGCAAATAGTATGTCAACAATTTGTCCATACGCTGCAAGAACTTTAGTTTTAGTTATTCTGACAAACACCTTTGATCTTTCAGAATCACGGTATTGTGTGGTAGAATCATAGATGCCACGAAAGTTTTTATACGCTTGTAGCCATCTCTGTTCGTGAGAACGTCTACCGTTTTCAGAATCTTCAAATTTACTTTTTACATATCCAGCTAATCCGGGCATAACCTCTGATGCGTTGGACATGGGTGTAGAAATATCAGATTCATCCTCTGAATTTAAAAAGTTGTCAGCCATGTGTAGTCCTTACTTTTTAATAGTCTCTTTCTTCAGCCATTTTAAACAGAGATGCTTCTACTGTTGGCTTAGACTGCTTCTTTGGCATATCAGATTGCAAGTCGTAGTTGCCCATCGTTGTGTCAAAGTCTTTACCTTCACGAGTTAATGGTGCATCTGCTGCATCGTAAGATGTTTTATCAGAACCCATTATAAATGAAGGACCGTAGTTATAATCGTTATTAGGCATTTTTTTCTCCTGTTAAGTTTGTGTGCCTTGTGATAGCAGCATGTTCATCTGCTGGTCTTGACTTTTTTGTTGTCTTCTAGCTT